ATCAATCGTCCCACAGATTATTTTAATACCTTAACTTGGACAGGAAATGCAACTGACAACAGAGCAATAACAGGAGTAGGTTTTCAACCTGATTTTACTTGGATTAAATCAAGAAGTAATGCACAAGACCATGCTTTATTTGATTCTACAAGAGGTGCAAATAAACAATTAGTTTCAAGTTCTACTGGTGCAGAAGCAACTAGAACAGATATGTTAAAATCATTTGATAGTGATGGTTTTACTTTAGGTGATGACCAAACTGGTGCATCAGTTAATTACAATGGTTATACTTATGTAGGTTGGTTATGGAAAGGCGGTGGAACAGCTTCATCTAATACAGATGGAAGTATTACAAGTTCAGTTTCAGCATCAACAACAAGTGGATTTAGTATTGTGTCTTGGACAGGTAATGGTTCAAATGGTGCTACTATTGGTCATGGATTAGGGACTACTCCAGCGATTGTAATTACTAAGCGAAGAAATACTACTGGAGATTGGCAAATAGGTGGTTCATTAATTGATACTGTTAGAGGAGGTGCTAATAGTTTATTATTGTTAAATACAACTGCTGCTATGGATAGTAATTCAGAAGTATATCAAACATTTTCTTCAACTACTTTTCAAGTTGGTGTAAATGCATCAATTAATACAAATGGTGGAACATTAATTTCATATTGTTTCACAGATGTACAAGGCTACTCAAAATTTGGAAGCTACAAAGGAAATGGAAATGCTAATGGATCATTTATTTACACAGGATTTAAACCTGCGTTTACTTTAATAAAAAGAACTGATAGTGCGACAGGTGGAAGTTGGATTTTATTTGATAATAAAAGAGGAACTAATGTTATAAATCCTGTAGATGTCGTTATGGCAGCATCTAACGATCAATCCGAAGCTGATTGGGGTACTGCCTATGATTGTGATTATTTATCAAATGGATTTAAATGGAGAATGGATGGTACAGGAGGATATAATAATACATCTGGTGCAACATACATCTACATGGCTTTCGCTGAGAATCCATTCGTAGCTAGCAATTTTGTTCCTGCAACAGCCCGATAATTAATGAATTTAGTATATAGACAACTGCATAATTTTAACTTATAAGGAGAACCAATATGTATGCAAAAGTAGAAAATAACGTAATAGTAAAAGCTAACTCAAGCCTAGCTTCTTTTAATAGAGCAGCACCATCTTGGAGTGCAGAGCAACTTGCGGCTAACGGAATCTATGAAGTAGTATATGACAACACAAATTTAAAAGACGACAGATTTTATATCAATGGTGCAGAAAGTTTTACTTTTGCAAATGACACAGTGACTGCAAGTTATACTGCAGCAGTAGGTAAAGCATTAGACGACGTTAACGCAGTTGACGTAGATGGTAATGCCTTACTAGATGATGACGGTGTTCAAGTAGTAACACCTGGTTTAAAAACTAATGAAAAAAATCAAATTAAAGCTCAAGCAGCAGGATTATTACAATCTACAGATTGGTATGTCGTAAGAAATGCAGAATCTTCTACAGCAATTCCAGCAAACGTATCAACTTACAGAGCAGCAGTTAGAACAAAATCTAACGAAATAGAAGCATCAATTGATGGTGCAGCTTCGGTTGAAGCAGTAGAAGCTTTATTTACTTACACTACAGGTGCAGATGATGTTGCGTCTAGACCTTTGGGTGAGTGGCCTAAATTATAATTCAAAAACCTCGTCTACTTAAATCGGTTGAATTTACCAACCATTTGATATACTACCTAATAAACAGGTTTTTATATGCTACAAAAATTAGGCTTTGCTCCAGGATTTAATAAACAAGTCACAGAAACAGGTGCCGAAGGGCAATGGTTTGATGGAGACTTTGTACGTTTTAGATATGGTTCACCGGAAAAAATAGGTGGCTGGGCTCAATTAGGGGAATCTAAATTAACCGGTGCAGCAAGAGCTCTCCATCATTGGGATGATAATGCTGGTGTTAAGTACGCAGCAATAGGAACTAATAGAATTTTATACGTGTATTCTGGTGGTCTTTATTACGACATCCATCCTATTAGAACTACTTTAACAGGAGCTAATTTTACAAGTGTAGCAAGTCAACCGACAGTTACAATAACATGTACTGGTGCTCATGGTTTGTTAGAAGATGATATTGTATTGTTTGATTCTGTTACTGGATTAAGTGGCTCTACTTTTACAAACGCTACGTTTGAAGATGAAAAATTCATGGTTACGTCTGTACCAAGTGGTACAACTTTTACAATTACAATGGATACCAATGAAGCCGGTACTCCTTTAAGCACTGCAGGATCAACTTCTGTTCTTTGTTATTATACTGTAGGACCCGCTCAACAACTTGGAGGTTTTGGTTGGGGTGCAGGTTTATTTGGTGGTACGTCTATTGGTCCTTCAGCAACAACTTTACAAACAGCTTTAACAAATACTACGGGAACAACTATAGTTTTAAATAGTAGCTCAGCGTTTCCGGCAGCAGGGACAATACAGATAGGTTCTGAATTTATTTCTTACACAAATAATAATACAACTACAAATACTTTAACCGGTGGTGCTAGAGGAGTTGACGGGACTACTGCTGCAACCCACAGTGCTGGAGCTACAGTAACTAATGTTACTAGTTATAATGGATGGGGAGATCCTGCTTCTTCTGACTTTACTATTGATCCTGGTTTATGGGTTTTGGATAACTATGGTACTAAATTAATTGCACTTATCTATAACAATAAATGTTTTGAATGGGACGCTTCAGCAGTCAATGCTACAGCAAATAGAGCAACCATATTACCTAACGCACCCACAGCATCACGTCATGTATTGGTTTCAACTCCCGACAGACACTTAGTATTTTTTGGAACTGAAACTACTGTTGGGGATCCTACAACTAAAGATGATATGTTTATTAGATTCTCGGACCAGGAAAGTATTGATCAAACAGATTCATATACCGTAAGAGCTGAGAACACGGCAGGTACACAAAGATTAGCAGATGGTTCTAAAATTATGGGAGCTATCAAAGGTAGAGATGCTATATACGTTTGGACCGACACTGCATTGTTCTTGATGAGATTTGTTGGAGCACCTTTTACTTTCTCCTTTGAGCAAGTAGGGACTAACTGTGGATTGTTTGGTAAGAATGCAGCAGTAGAAGTTGATGGGTCTTCTTATTGGATGTCAGAAAATGGTTTCTTTACTTACGACGGGCAATTAAAATCTATGCCTTGTCTTGTTGAAGACTATGTTTACGATAGTATTAATGACACATCTCGTGATTTAATTAACTGCGGGTTAAATAATTTATTTGGTGAGATTAACTGGTTTTATTGTAGTGAAGGTTCGGATGTAGTGGATAGAGTGGTGACGTATAATTATTTAGATTCATCAGCAAAACAACCTATATGGACTACAGGTAGCCTGGACAGAACAGCATGGCAAGATTCTTCTGTATTTAACAAACCTCACGCAACTTACTATACTTCTACCGATGATGATTCTTTTGATGTGACTGGCAATACCGATGGTATTACTATATACTATAATCAGGAAACAGGGACCGACCAAGTAAATGCAGGGGGAGTTGTAACAGCTATCCAAGCAAACATATTATCAGGTGATTTTGACATCACTCAAAAAAGAAGTAATACAGGTCAAGCTGTGGGAACACCGGACCTTAGAGGAGATGGTGAATACATTATGAGAATAAGCAGATTCATACCAGATTTTATAAATCAAACCGGTACTACTCAAGTTAGTTTTACAACTAGAGCTTATCCTAATAGTACACCTGTCACTACAAATTTTCCAATTGATTCAACTACTACTTTTAAAAGCACTAGAATTAGAGCGAGATCTATTGCATTAAAAGTTTCTAACACAGGGTCTAATCAAGATTGGAAGTTAGGTACGTTTAGATTAGATGTTGCACCAGGAGGAATGAGATAATGGCTACTGACCAAGAGATAAGAGATAGAGGTATAAAATTTTTACCTCCCCAAAAATATTTACAAAACCCGTATGAATTCCCTGTAGAAGAAGAAACAGCACCTGTAGATCAAGGTATAGTAAATACAAATGCTTTTAATA